TTCTAAAATCAGAGGTGGAGAGGTACAACACACAGGCGTTGTCCCCTTCCTTAAAAAGTTTGAAAGCACTGTCAGATGCTGCACTCAAAACGGCATCAGAGGTGGTTCTGCTACAGTTCACTTTCCTATCTGGCACCAAGAAATAGAAGATATTCTTGTTCTTAAGAATAACAAAGGAACGGAGGATAATCGTGTCAGAAAACTTGACTATTCAATTCAGATTTCAAAGATTTTCTACGAGCGTTTCATCAAGAATGAAGAGATTAGCCTCTTCTCACCGCATGACACGCCGGGTCTCTATGATGCTTTTGGGACTGATAAGTTTGACGACTTATATGTTCGTTACGAACGAGATGAGTCTATTCCGAAAAAGACTATCGGAGCACAGGAACTTGTCCTAAACTTGTTGAAGGAACGTGCAGAGACTGGTCGAATCTATATTATGAATATCGATCACTGTAACTCTCACTCTTCATTTAAAGACAAGGTAGAGATGAGTAATCTTTGTCAAGAGATTACTTTACCCACGTATCCTCTTCAGCATATTGATGATCACCTGGGAGAAATCGCTCTGTGTATTCTTTCTGCCATCAACGTTGGTAAGATCACTCCAGCAGGTGGTGATAAAGAACTGGAAGAACTATGTGAACTTTCTGTTCGTGGTCTTGAAGAACTGATTGATTATCAGGAATATCCAGTAGTGGCTGCGGAACGTGCTACAAAGGCACGTAGATCGCTTGGAATTGGTTTTATTGGTCTTGCACACTATCTTGCTAAGTTGGGATTTGATTATGACTCTCAGGAAGCATGGGACGCTGTTCATGGTCTATCAGAATCTTTCCAGTTCTATCTTTTGAAGGCATCTAATAAGATTGCTCAAGAGAAAGGATGGTGTGCTGATTTTGGTCGCACTAAGTATGCAGATGGAATTCTTCCGATTGATACATACAAGAAGGATGTGGATGAAATTTCTAGTCAGGAGCTAGCACATGATTGGGAGAGTCTTAGGGCATCTATCAATGAGTTCGGTTTACGGCACTCAACACTGTCCGCACAAATGCCATCGGAAAGTAGTTCCGTTGTGTCAAATGCAACCAATGGAATCGAACCACCTAGAGACTACTTGTCCATTAAAAAATCAAAGAAAGGACCTCTTAAGCAAATTGTTCCTTCCTACGGGAGTTTGAAAAATAACTACACACTTCTATGGGATATGAAATCTAACCGAGGTTACATAAATGTAGTGTCGGTTATGCAAAAATTCTTTGATCAAGCCATATCTGGTAACTGGAGTTATAATCCAGAGAACTATCCTGATAACGAAGTCCCAGTGTCCGTTATGGCACAAGACTTTTTAACTACATATAAGTACGGTTGGAAAACTTCTTACTATCAAAACACTCACGATATGAAGAATGATGAGGTAGAGGAAGAAAAACCCAACTTGAGTTCATTAATCAACGAACTAGAACAAGCCGAGGAGGGAGAGTGTGAATCCTGTGCAGTTTAAGGTGTCATCAGTGGAAGATGTGAAGAGTAAAGTTGAAGGTATGACGGTCTTCAACACTGAACAAGTTAATACTAAAAAGCAACCGATGTTTTTCGGTAAACCTCTGGGTGTCCAGAGATACGATTCATACAAATATCCAATCTTTGATAAACTCACCACACAACAATTAGGATACTTCTGGAGACCTGAGGAGGTTTCTTTGCAGAAGGATCGTGGTGACTATCAATTACTTCGCCCGGAACAAAAGCATATCTATACTTCTAACCTCAAGTATCAGATTATGCTTGATTCTATTCAGGGTCGTGGTCCTGGTATGGCATTCATCCCATACTGCTCTCTGCCTGAATTAGAAGCGTGTATGGAAGTCTGGGGATTCATGGAAATGATCCATAGTCGCTCCTACACTTACATCATCAAGAACGTCTATGCAGACCCCTCAGAGGTCTTTGATAAGATTGTCACTGATGATCGCATCCTGGAACGTGCTGCAAGCGTTACAGGGGCATATGATGACTTTATTAATAGTGCTCAGAGTTGGGGCAATGGAAATATGTGGCGAGAGGATTTTCGTCAATCACCATCCTCACAATGGGAAATCAAAGAGGTCAAGAGAAAACTTTATAGGGCAGTTGCAAATGTCAATATCCTGGAAGGAATTCGGTTTTATGTTTCTTTTGCTTGCAGCTTTGCTTTTGGTGAACTTAAACTCATGGAAGGTTCAGCAAAAATTATCTCCCTTATTGCCAGGGACGAGAACCAACATCTCGCCATCACCCAAAACATTTTGAACAAGTGGAAGCAAGGTGATGATCCTGAAATGAAGCAAATCATGAAGGAAGAAGAGGAGTGGACTTACAAGCAGTTTGATCTTGCTGTCAATGAAGAAAAGCGTTGGGCAGACTATCTGTTTAAAGATGGGTCTATGATTGGTCTGAATGATAAACTTCTACAGCAGTATGTTGAATGGGTTGCTAATCGTCGCCTGAAAGCATTAGGTCTTAAACCACAATATGATATTGCTGCTAGCAATAACCCACTGCCCTGGACACAGCATTGGATCTCTTCTAAGGGTCTTCAGGTGGCACCACAGGAGACTGAAGTAGAGTCTTATGTTGTTGGTGGTATTAAGCAAGATGTGAAAAAGGACACATTCAGTGGTTTCCAACTCTGATTTGTGCTTAAATAGGGGGAGTAGTTCCCCCATTTTATGCCTAAAAATCAACTGAATAAAGAGGAACTAAAGGTTCGCGTTTACAAATTGAAAAATAAAGTAGATGATGAACCTGATACTGTGTGGCAAGGAGAGAAAGACCTAGCACATAAATACCTGAACCGGGTATTAGACATTTTAGATGAGTATCGATATTGATTATGAAAATCCGTGGATGTATCTGGAGAGACCTTTTACTTCTGATGATGTTTTGGATAACTATGGTTTTGTTTATAACATTACCAATCTCACAAACGAACGACAGTACATTGGGAGAAAGTATTTTTGGCAACATAGAACGCCAAAAGGAAAAAAACGCAAAGTAAAATCAGAATCCGATTGGAAAAAGTACTATGGGTCTTGTCCAGAACTTAAAGAAGACATTGAGCGCCTGGGGCGACAAAATTTTAGTAGAACTATCTTGTCATTACATAAAACACCTGGCAAAACAAACTTTGAAGAAACCCGACAACTCTTCATCAACGGAGTCCTCACTGAGTCCCTTGACACTGGTATCCCAAGATACTACAATAGCAACATCCTCAGCAGATACTTCCGAAAAGATTACTATGAAGGAAACGGGTGAGATTGTAAATTATGTAAGAGAGTGGGCAAAAGACCTTGTAGACTCTTACGATCAAAAATCAGTAGATAGAATAGGAGACAAATTTGCAATCATTGATGAATACCATGAATGGTTTGACTTAAATCAAAAAGAACTAGAAATTATGACCCTTGACGAAATTACGGAGGACGAGTATAATAATTATCTTGAGAGAAATTAGTTTCTCTTTTGACTCAGTAGCTCAGTTGGATAGAGCAACTGCCTTCTAAGCAGTCGGTCATAGGTTCGAGTCCTATCTGAGTCGCCTTGCGGGTGTGGTGTAGCGGTAACATGCGAGCCTTCCAAGCTCTTGTCACGAGTTCGATCCTCGTCACCCGCTTGTCCTCTTTATACTATGGACCCCATACAAATTCTTCGTATTATTGATAATCTGGAAGGATCTTATCATCACCTTAGAATATGTGGTTTTGATGAGGACAAAGATACAATCAGAGAAATCTGTAATAGATACTACAAACTCTATTTCAAACTCTGTAAAGAACAAGGGAGAAATCCCTACGGATAATCCTCTATATCTGCGACGGGGAATGGGCTCGCCCGCGACGGTGCTAACCACACTGTGATCTAGAGAGTTGGTTACTCTCTTCTGCCCCATTACAAACTGTCAGAATGTTAGGGTTTAAAAAATGCCCCATAGCAAGCATTCGGATAAGTGTAATGTTACGCTTGATTAGCTCAGCGGTAGAGCATCTCGTTTACACCGAGGCGGTCGGCGGTTCGATCCCGTCATCAAGCATTTATTTAGAAACTTATGACCCATGATTATCGTAAGATGCAAAGAATGTAACACAGAAATCAACAGTAATAATAAGACTCAAGTATGTGGTTGTTCCAATATGATGAGTGTTAAGGGAGATAAAGTTTCTGCACAAGACCTCTCCAAAGTCGTAATGATCGACAATAGTTCTTCACAGAAAAATAAACCAGTGTTGTCAAACCAAGACTTAGCCTTCCAAGAAGAGCGAAAAAAGAGAAAAGTACGCAAATTAAACTTTGAAGTTCGCTAGATAGTATCATGCTGTTACATCCGCAGGTAAATGCATCCCGACGAACTTGCAAACTGGGAAAAAATTAAAGAAGTTTTTGAAGAAAACGGAACAACCGATAACTTCTTTTATAAAAGAGCATGTGCTATAGTAGGTGGGTTACCGGATCCTATGAGTAACCTACCTAATGTCACACAGGATGGATGAAATCAAACCTGAGCACTACGTTACTGAAAAACAGTGCCAGGAAATGATAGATAAAGCAATTGACAAACACAACAAAACTGCTACAATTATAAGTGCGATCTTAGGATCCATTGTCTTGGGATTCTATTCGCATGGTTTGTTTGCCTTGGTTGGTAATGGAAATCTACACGGTTGAAGAGTTTCAAGAACGCTGGGATGAAATGATCACCCGTGTAGAAAATGGTGAACACATTGGTATTACTAATGGAAAAAACACTGCAGTTATGATGCCTGCAGATGATCTTGAGGGACTGTCGCATATTGGTTAATGCGCTCTGCTTATAACGGAGTCAACTGGGTTCAATTCCCAGCAGTCCTACCAGGGGGCTTAGCAATCTGGTGAATGCAGCAAACTCATAATTTGCCTAAGGCGAGTTCGATCCTCGCAGCCCCTATTGACACAGATACATAAGTCAGTTATAATACTTTCGTCAACTAACAAAGCAATGGCACTGACTAGCAAGTTCAAGAAAGACCTGCAGACTCTTCGTGGGGCTGTAGAAGGAGACTTCTTCCTTGATGTAAGAAACCCGAAACTTTTTAAAAAGGTTCGTCGCTTTTATGAGAACAATGGTGTAGTTTTCTCTGGTGATCCCATGGATGACTATGACATGCTGATGGAATATGTGTATAATGACCTTGACACCGTTGAGGCAAAATGAAAATCATCTTTGAGCGTTTCCCCTATCGCTACGTTGAGTGTGGCACACTAGAGATCAATGGGATGCCAGACTACCGCATCCAAAAAGCACATGAGTACACTAAGCGATATAGTGACATGTATCTCTGTGACAACCAGATGCAGTTCTTGACTGCTATTGATGACTTTGAATATACAAAGTGGTTAGATCCTGCGCGTGTGCCATGTTATATCAAGGATACTGTCGCTAAATAATCACATAGAGTTCATTCTAAAATCATGGCAACAAAAGGAACAGCAGGGAAGTCTGCATCTGGTGCAGCGATGTCTAAGTATGACGTTGAAGTTGAAGGAAGACTTCAAGCACTAGAAGCACAAGCACATGAAAAATGTGGCGGTGGAGTTGATCCCGCAAGACTTGAAGCACTGGAAAAAAGACTTCAGGCACTTGTAGAAAAAGTTGCATATAAACTTGGCGGAGACTACTACGTCTGATATAATTAAAACGTAAATCTATTCATCATGTCTGAATATACAAAAACCGCACTGGTCCTCGGTGCGGGTGGTTTCATCGGAAGTCACATGGTCAAAAGACTCCGCGAAGAAGGTTATTGGGTTCGTGGAGTGGACCTCAAACAACCAGAGTTTTCCTCTACCAGAGCAAATGAGTTTGTTCTTGGTGACCTGAGGGACACTAGGTTTGTTCAACGGTGCGTTCGCTTCACCGGATATCTTGGTAATTTCTACAAAGATATTGCAGATAAGTTCGCAGAACCGTTTGACGAGATCTATCAGTTCGCTGCTGATATGGGTGGTGCAGGTTTTGTTTTCACTGGTGAGAACGATGCTGACATCATGCACAACTCTGTGTCTATCAACTTGAATGTTCTTGAGGAACAGCGTAAGTTGAACGAGAGGACAGGAGTTAATAGAACAAAGATTTTTTATTCTGGATCTGCTTGCATGTATCCAGAGCACAACCAACTTGACCCGGATAATCCAGACTGTCGTGAAGAGTCTGCATATCCTGCTAACCCGGACTCTGAATATGGATGGGAAAAACTCTTCAGTGAACGTCTCTACCTTGCTTACAACAGGAACCATGGCATTTCTGTTCGTGTTGCTCGCTACCATAACATCTTTGGACCCGAAGGGACCTGGGAGGGTGGAAGAGAGAAAGCTCCAGCTGCAATCTGCCGTAAAGTCGCTGAACTCCCGGCGCTTGGTGGAACCATCGAGGTGTGGGGAGACGGCTTACAGACTCGTTCCTTCTTGTTCATTGATGAATGCATTGAAGCGACTCGAAGACTGATGGACTCCGACTTCCTTGGACCTGTAAATATTGGTTCAGAGGAGATGGTGACTATCAATCAACTAGTAGATACTGCCGCTAAGGTTGCTGGAAAGACAGTAGAGAAGAACCATATCGATGGTCCTCTTGGTGTTCGTGGTCGAAACTCTAACAACGATCTCATCCGTGAGAAACTTGGTTGGGACTACTCTCAAACACTTGAAGAGGGTATTAGAAAGACATACACTTGGATTGCTAAGCAGGTTGCTAACCGATGATTATTTCAGTATTAGGTTCTAGTGGTCAGATAGGTGCTTATCTGACTGAGTATCTTCGTGGCAAAGGTCATGAAGTCATTGAGATTGATAAAAACTTAGGTCCTGAGCATAATCTCACTACTATTCCCAATGAATATGTTGAGATTCAAATTAAACGCTCTGACTTTGTATTTGTCCTAGCATTTGATGTTGGTGGTTCTAGATATCTCAAGAAGTATCAACACACATTCGACTTTGTGAATAACAATACTCGAATGATGGCAAACGTATTCACGATGCTTGAGAAGCACAAGAAGCGTTTTGTCTTTGCATCATCTCAGATGAGTAACATGAGTTACTCTCCTTATGGTGTGCTGAAGCGCGTGGGTGAACTTTACACTTCTACCCTGAAAGGACTGACTGTTAAGTTCTGGAATGTCTATGGTATTGAAAAAGACATGGACAAAGCACACGTCATCACCGACTTCATCCGTAAAGGGTTTGAAGAGAAGCAATTTGATATGCTGACTGATGGCACTGAAGAGCGTCAGTTCCTCTACGCTGAAGACTGCTGTGAAGCGTTAGAGGCAGTGATGGAGAACTACACGGACTTCAAACCTGAAGATCCTCTTCACATCACCTCATTCCGCTCTGAAACGATTAGAGAGGTTGCAAACATCATTCAAGGGTGTTTCGCAATGGAGGGAATGTATGACGTTAAAATTAACTCTGGACTCGCTAAAGATAGTGTTCAGATGGACAAAAGAAATGCTCCAGACACTTTTATTCTTGACTGGTGGATCCCTAAAACTAATATCCAAGATGGTATTAGACAAGTATTCAATGAAATGAAAAAGAACTATGGCTACTAATCTCACTGAAATCAGAAACTTTATCAACGAACCACATTGTGATCTTGGTGTGAACGCTTGGGTACTTGCTGAGTTGGTAAAAACATTCAAAGACGCACGTTTCTTGGATCTTGGTGTCCGTCTTGGAGCATCATCCGCCATCTTGTCTATTGATGCTGATGATAATAATAACCAAGTATGTGGTTGCGACCTCATGTTTGATGGTTTTCAACGTAATGGTGCTCGTTTTGTAAAACCAAACTACATGTGCTATCAGGCAGATAGTGTAACTCTTGGTAAGAACTGGGATGAAGATCCTTTTGATATCATCTTTGTTGATACTATTCATACCCGTGAGCAGGTTCTTGCTGAACTTTATTACTGGAGCGATCATATCAAAGAGAATGGATATTTTATCTTCCATGACTGCCATTGGGTAGGTGCTGGTGGTGAAGATAATGTCGTCTCTGAAGACACCTACGGTGATACCATCGGGGGTAAACTTTGGAAGCGTCCTGATGTTGCAGTCACTGACTTCTTCGGACTTCCTAAGAGCGTTAGAGAGTTGGAAGACTATGAGGATGAAAACATTAAGGTTGATCACTATCAACCTAGTTACGGTATGACTTTTGTTCAGGTCAAAAACCTTGAAGCTATTGAACAGTTCAAGAAAAATATTGACTGGTCTGAAGTTTTTGAGACTCGTAACTGGTTGAATGACCTGCACTTCAACCCTAAGAATCCTAACTTTGTTGACTGGAACCAGGATATTGCTAATATTGAGAACGAACTTGTTATTACCCCATGACGTTTGAGGTTTCCCATTGGAGCGGCAGACTTGGCAACAACATTCAACAGGTTGCCAACTGCCTTATGGCTGCTGAACAATATAAGTCAGTTTTTAGACAGAAACTTGACCATCATATTATTTCCAACTATGACATAGACTTCCAACAAATGTCTCATACCTCTCAGTGGGCAGGTAAAGGAAGATATTATGCTTGGGAGGGTATTGTTCATTGTGAAAGGGGTGAAGTCGAAGGAGGAAATGAGACTGGTGTAGATAGAGACTTTATCTATGCTAATATGCGTCGTATTTGTAAGAAATATGTTGCACCTTTTCTAAAAATTCCACGTAAAGAAGCACTTGATGATGACACTATCGTCATGCATCTTCGCAGCGGTGACAACTATCACCGTGTATTTGACCCTCCGACTAACTATGTTCCAAACCCTCTCATCTTTTATCTTAACTTGATAGAGAGTTTTGACAGGTGTATTCTTATTACAGAACCTGATGATAAGAACCCTATCGTTCATGAACTTCGTAAACTTGATAAGGTTCAGATACAGTCATCCTCAGTAGAAGAGGACTTTGCAACATTGATGTCTGCTAAAAACCTTGCGTTGTCTGGAGTTGGAACATTTGCCATGGCAGCAGCATTGTGTTCTAGTAACATCAAGAATTTGTTCACGACAGATCTGTTGTTGACTGAGCACCTAAATTATACTATGCTGTTTAATACAGATGTAGAAGTTCATGTTATGGAACTAGGTGATGAATACATCCCTGTTTATCCTTGCAGTTGGGCTAACACTGAAGAGCAGAGACAATTTATTCTAGATTATAGATGAAAATCTTCGTAACCGGGTGTGCTGGTTTGCTTGGTTCAAACTATGCCCGTCATCTTCTTGCTTCGGGGCATGAAGTCATAGGTATTGATGATCTCTCTGGAGGGTACAAAGCATTTGTACCCAAAGGGGAGAAGTTTACGTTTGTAAAACTAAACTTAGAGAGGAGGAAAAAAGTTGCTGAACTTTTTGAGGAGCATAATCCTGATGTCCTCCTTCATTTCGCGGCGTATGCGGCTGAGGGACTTTCTCCTTTTATTCGTAATTACAATTATCGTAATAATCTTATCGTTTCCGCTAATCTGATCAATGAATGCATCACCCACGGAACGAAAGTTATCTTCACTTCTTCCATGGCTGTCTATGGGGAACAGACGCCCCCATTTACAGAAGATAAACGCCCGCAACCTGTTGATCCATATGGTATTGCAAAATACGCAGTAGAGTGTGACCTTAAACTTGCTCATGAGCAGTTTGGACTGCGATACAATATCGTCCGTCCTCACAACGTCTTAGGCATCTATCAGAACATCTGGGATAAGTATCGTAATGTTATTGGTATTTTCATCCGAAAGGCATTGAATGGTGTGCCTATCCTTGTATATGGTGACGGAGAACAGACTCGTGCTTTCTCTGACATCCAATATTACATGGAACCGTTTGATAAACTCCTTACTGACTTTGATGGTGAGACGTTCAACATCGGTGCTGACAAATATTTTACTCTAAATGAAGTTGCAGAGACGGTTCAAACTATTGCTGCTAAGTATGGTTATGAAGTTCCTATCGAGCACGGTGAACCACGTCATGAAGTCAAACATGCTTTCTGTGATCACACAAAAGCAAAGACAATGTTGAACTTTGAGGATAAAACAAACCTTCAGGAGTTGGTTGAAAGTATGTTTGTTTGGGCGATGAAGCAACCAAATAGGAAGGTTAAGAAAATGGAATATGAAGTGACTAAAGACATCTATGATTATTGGAAATGACTGACTTAGAAGCGTTGGAGGGTCAGTATCCCACTGGTTCTGAAAGGTATTTTGTTGAAAAGCATGATAGACTGAGACATAAGTTTCCAGGTTCAGAAGACATTATTGAGAACCACTCTCAGTCAATGCAGGACCTCTTTGTTCTTTCTGTGCTTGATGGAAAGAAGAATGGAGTCTATATTGAAGTAGGAGCAGATAGACCAAGAGTTATTAACAACACTTGGTTGCTTGAATCAATGTATGACTGGATGGGAGTATCGTTTGAAATTGATCCTGTGAAGGTTGAATATTTCAATACCATTCGGAGAAACAAGTGTATCTGCGAAGATGCAACTGCTTTTGACTACAAGTTTCTTTTTCAAGAGAGAAACTACCCTAAACAAATAGACTATTTGCAGTTGGACTGTGACCCTCCACAGGTCACTCTTGCCTGTCTTAAGCAACTTCCTTTAGAGGACTATCGTTTTTCTGTTATTACTTTTGAAACGGATCTCTACGCAGGTGGTCACTCTGTTCAAAAAGAGCAATGGGAGATCCTTATGTCACTTGGATATAAGAGAGTTGCCAAGAATGTATGTAATGAAGGTAACCCTTATGAAGACTGGTGGATTGACCCACTTGTCGTTCCTGAAGAGAGTTACAAACCCTTCATGATTGACGACGTAGAATTTAGTAAAATTATTTTAGACTGATGCTATTAGACTTTAACGCACTTAAAGCACAACACAACGTTAACATCAAGGGTGTCATCCACGTTGGCGGTCATATTGGTGATGAACTTGAAGAATATCAAGGTATTGAGAACATTATCATCTTTGAACCACAGAAGCATTGTTATGATCAACTTGTAGCAAAAGCAGAGCGTATTGGTTTGGGTGGTAAGTTTGTAAATTGTGCCCTTGGCAACTTCATCGGTGAAGCAGAAATTACTTCTGACCCAACTGGACTGACGGGTTCACTTTTGGAACCTGGACTTGTGGTTGATTATCCTGATATCGTGTTCAGTGAGAAGTTTATGGTTGATGTGTCTAAACTGGATGAAGAGATTCCAGCAGACCACCCATACAACTTTCTGAATATGGATGTTCAGGGTTATGAGTTGGAGGTTTTAAAGGGTGGCACAAATACACTTGAGAAGATTGACTACGTAATGACTGAAGTCAACCGTGCTGAAGTGTATAAAAAGTGTGCTATGATAGAGGAACTCTCCGAGTTCCTGGCACAGTATAACTTTACTAAAGTTGCTGAAGCATGGCACGGAGACTGGGGTGATGCATTTTACATTAAAGGTTGATAATGAAAGTATTTGACTCGTTTATTTTTTTCAACGAACTTGAGTTGCTTGAGATGCGTCTTAACATCTTGGGTGACGTTGTTGACAAGTTTGTTCTCACAGAATCTCCCTATACTGTCAGTGGTAATGAAAAACCACTGTACTATGAGGAGAATAAGGACAAGTTTGCTAAGTGGCACGACAAGATTGTCCATAATATTACAGAGGAGATCCCTAATGACTTCTCTCATATGATGGAAAAGAGTAAGTTTCACATCGGTTACAGCGAACTTGACCCTTACGGCACTCCGTTTATCAACCTTCCTATCCGTTTTCAAAGAGCAGTTTTCAATAGAAACAATAGTTGCTTTGGTATTGAAAAGGCAGGAGCAGAAGATGGTGACCTTGTGATGACAAGTGATGCTGATGAAATTATCAACCCACTTGTGCTTCAGGATCTGTCCTGGTTTGATCCTAACAACCACTACACCACACTATGTAATGCTTATTATTACAAACTGAACTTCTTATATCAGGATGACTGGATGGGAACCAGACTCTGCACCTGGAAACATCTGAAAGGCACCACTATCGACCAGCATCGACAAGATCATGCTAATGCTCACAAGATTGCGGACGGTGGTTGGCATTTTAGTTTCCTGGGCAATGCAGAAAATTTCAAGTTGAAACTGGCATCATACGAACACACAGAGAATAACATTGCGTCTAACACTGACAACGCAGAAGAAAAGATAGAACAAGGACTGGATCCTATTGGTAGAGGAATGACTTACCGAGCAGTCCCTATTGACGAAAGTTATCCAGAATATATTCAAAACAACCAGGAGAAGTACAAAGAATTTATTAAATCATGGAACTAATTGAAGGAGTTGAACTGTCTAGACTTTGTGACTACTCGTTTGGTGACCAAGCGGGACAGTGGAGTAACATATATTCTCATTTTATGAAGGATGCAAGTTTTTTAAATGTAGAGTTTGCATCTAAAGTATTTGATATAAAGCAAAGTAGAGACTATATGACTCTGTTTATTGATAATATTCGCTTATATAAGAGAGATATTGCTGAAGTAAAAGATAGTGATAAACCCATTGTGGATGCCATGATGGAAACAAGTGACCTTCTAAAGTTGTGTGGTCAGTTTCCCGAGATGAAGTTTATCATTTTCACAAACCTGGAGGATACACCACTTGACGAGTACATTTTCGATTGTATACCAGATAATGTTCTGCGTGTGTGTGCTGCTAATTCTGTTGTGTGGAATGAAAAAGTAATTCCCGCACCATATGGTGTTCAAAGACGAATGAGTTTGAATGATGATAGAATAGAAGTTCTTCAAAAATACATGAATAAGGAGGAGAAGAAAGTCCCTAGATCGTTTAGACTATTGTATGTTGGCATTAATGAAAATTCACACGAAGAAAGAAAGGGTCTCACTCAAAAGTTTGTTGAAGAACCTTGGGCAACTGTAGAGACTGGAAGAGTTGACTATGAAACTTTTCTTGATAGAATGTGGAGATGTAAGTTTGTCTTATGCCCTAGGGGAAATGCCATTGACTGTCATAGAAACTGGGAGGCAGTCTACATGCGTCGGGTTCCTGTGATGAAAAGAGACCCATATCTGCAAGAGTTATACAAAAATTACTCAGTTTTATGGGTGGATGACTATTCAGAAGTAACAGAACAACTTCTCCTTGATAACAACCAACTATTTCTTGACGCACAGGAAGCAGATCTTTCCTCACTTGACCTTAATAACTTCTTTGATAAATGGAAAAGACCTTAGTAGTATCAAACCACAACTCTTGTCTTGAGTGGTTGACCACCACATATGACTATGGGTTTTCTCCACAAAACACTATCATTTATGATAGGAGTGATAAAGAGAAAGACTGGAGTCACTTGGGTGAAAGCATCCGTTCACCTAATGTTGGTGAGAATATCTATGATATTATGCGATATATTGTAGAACACTATGAAACTCTCCCCGATGTTTGTGTATTCATCAAGGGAAACATGTTCCAACGTCCTGAAGAAAGGGGTGGTGCAGAGTATTATACAACCCGTGAGAGGTTTTATCGTGCTTTAAATGCCGAATATTTCTTGCCTATTGAACGTTTTCATGAGTCAACTGCTTTTGTGGTCAATGGCGGTGGTTTCATTCAACCTACCTGGGAAGCAGTAAGTAACCAGACTGTTTACACCAGACACTTCTCCACTTTTCCACAAATGTTGGACAAGTTGTTTTACAACGCACCTAACTTTCCTTATAATAGGTTCGCACCTGGTGGGAACTATGTTGTCCCTAGGGCAAACATTCACAAGTATAGTAAACAGTTTTATGAGAAACTTCAGTTCTATGTTTCTTATGAACCACCGGAAGAATTTCAAAGCACATCAGGCGAATCTTACTTGATTGAGAGACTTCTTTATATGATGTGGACGGAAGACCTGGAGGAGAGAAATGTATAGCGTTTACGGTGCTGGATACATTGGTGGTAGATATTGTGAGATGTATCCAGATGACACGATAATTATCCCTAGAGAGCAAAGAGTTCCTGAAACCCAGGAACTTTTGTATTTTATATCTACGATTGACAACAGTAATATTCGCACCGATATTACCCTAGATGTTGAGACAAATCTCCATATTCTGTGTGAGGTCTTGGATTATTGTCGGAGTGCTGACCGCGTTTTCAATTTTATTTCTTCTTGGTTCGTCTACGGAGATTGTGATCTCCCTGCCAAAGAGGATGCGACATGTAATCCAAGAGGGTTTTACTCCATCACAAAGAAGTGTGCAGAAGATCTTATCATTGACTTCTGTAAAACCTATGGAATGAAGTATAGAATACTTCGTATGCCTAATGTTGTTGGTGGTTTTGACCCTAAGGCATCACCGAAGAAGAATGCTATATCCTACTTGATCAGTCTTCTCAAGAAGGGTGAAGATATTACTTTAGTAAATGATGGTCAGGTTTATCGAGATGTGATGCACGTTGATGACGTTTGTAGAGGCATTAATACAGTAGTAAATAGGGGAGAACTCAATACCATCTACAACATCGGAAGTGGACAAACGTTTTCTCTGGGTGGTATAATGAGTACGGCAAAGCATTTTCTAAAGTCAGAGTCAAAAATTCTCTCAAAACCTGGATATAGTCAGGATATGTTGCTGGATTGTAGTAAGGTGAGAGCATTAGGTTTTAGTCCCAAGATTAGTATTACTGAAATTATCAGAGAGTTATGTACCAACTGATTGATACATTTATTGAGTCCGCAAAGGAGATGGATGATGACATCTTTCCCTTTATGGCAAACAGGGGTTGGGAAGAAGGTAAACCTGTTTATTATTCTGGTCCTTATTGGGATGACAATGAGGCAAGAGAACTTATATACTCTGTGATGAAAGGTAAGTGGTTGTCTTCTGGTGAGAAGGTAAACCGTTTTGAGCATGAGTTTTCAAGAAAGTTTGGATTCTCTCATTCTGTAATGGTGAACTCTGGGTCATCTGCCAACCTGGTGATGATCGCTGCGTTAAAGAAATATTTCAACTGGGCAGACGGTGATGAAATTATTGTATGCGCTTGTGGTTTTGCGACGACTGTAGCACCAATCGTACAGGCAGGTCTGAAACCTGTGTTTGTTGACATCAACTGGGGCGACCTTAACTGGGACTTGGAGCAGGTCGAGGCAAAGATTACTGAAAAGACAAGAGCAGTATTTTCCTCTCCTGTTTTGGGTAATGCCTATGATATGGATCAACTTTATGACATTCTTGACAGGCATCAACTGGAACTTATCGCTGACAACTGTGATAGTTTGGGCAGTAAGTATGAAGGTCACTACCTTACAGACCGTGCTGTAGCAGCATCTTGCTCCTTCTATCCTGCTCACCACCTCTGTACTATCGAGGGTGGCATGGTTTCATCTAATAACAAAGCAATCATTGACCTTGCACGTAGTTTTGCTTGGTGGGGACGTGGTTGTTATTGTGTAGGACAACAAAACTTGCTGTCTAACGGTGTATGTGGACGACGCTTTGATAGGTGGTTGGAAAAGTATCCTGACATCGTTGACCATAAGTATGTCTTCGGGAATATGGGATATAATCTTAAACCTCTTGACCTTCAGGGTGCAGTTGGTTCAGTTCAACTGTTGAAGTTTGAGGAAATTCATGATAAACGTCGCAAAAATAAGTGGGCAATTCATCAGATTGTTGAGCGTATTCCTGGTATCCGTGTGATGAGAGAGATGCCAAATGCAGAGACAAGTTGGTTTGGTGTTCCTATTCTCTGTGATAATAAGAAGTTAAAGCATTCTCTTGTCAAACACTTTGAAGATAATAAAGTGCAGACAAGAAACTATTTTGCTGGTAATATTCTTCTTCATCCTGGATATTCTTACCTTGATGATGCTAATAAATATCCCAACGCGAACCAAGTATTAGACCTAGTATTCTTCCTTGGGTGTTCGCCAACAATCACTGACAAGATGATTGAGTACATTGCAAAAGTGGCATCACAATATGTTAGCGACTGAATTTCTTCATGGACAAGGCATGGGCAATCAACTGTTTGCCTATGTCACGACCAGAGTTCTTGCGCTTAGACTTGGATATGACTTTGGTATCAAAGGACTTCAAAGCGCAGGGGACTCAAGAGTAAACAAGAAAGGGTTCTACTTTATGAACCTGGACTATGGTAAGGAAGTACCAGATGATCTCACCAGATATGATGAATATCGTCACGCTCTAGAGACAGATACGTGGCTTAGGACTGATATTAGACTGACTGATAAGGGTCTTCTGTCTATACCTGACAATCATATTATTTACGGTAACTTTCAGTCAGAGGACTATTTCTATCCTGAAATAGATGTGGTCAAAGATTGGTTGAGAGTTCGTATTATGTACGAACATGATGACACAAACGGAAAGAACATCTGTGTTCTTAATTTCCGTGGCGGAGATATGATTGGTAATGCTGGAGCATTTGTTCCACCATCATATTGGCATAATGCTATGCAGCATATGTCAGAATACAACCCTAACATGGAATATTGCATTGTAACTGATGATGTTAAAACTGCTAATAGGATGCTCCCTGACATCCCTGCATATCATGTTGACGTGGCATGGGATTATGTCGCTGTCAAGAATGCAAGGAATGTTATATGTACTACCTCCACCTTCTCTTGTTTCCCTTTATGGACATCCAAAAATTTAGAGATGTGCATTGCACCCAAGTATTGGTTCCATCACAACCTATCACAAGGATGGTGGAGTCTTGGATGCAGTATTTACAGTTATCCGACATATTACATGGATAGGGACGGTAAACTGTTTACACCCGATGAATGTAGGGTAGAATGGGACCAATATAAGGAGAGTTCTAACATTTACAATGGGGACCTATGATGACCAAGATTGACCTAAAAGATGTTACATTAATATCTGTTGACACAACCGATGACTTAACTGGAACTCTTAATGGTGTTTTTACTAGTATGTCTGGTATCAACTATGGTGCTGTCAAACTTGTGACTACTCAAGAGCAAATTGATAAGAACCCACATTTTTCTGATGAGGGCATCACCGCTGAAGTGTCTGTAGCACCCATCAAAAACTACAATGACTATAACCACTACGTCATCTATCATCTTCACAACCACGTTGATACCTCTCATTGTCTCTTAGTACAACCAGATGGGTTTGTATTGTTCCCTGACAAGTGGGATGACTCTTGGATGCAATATGACTATATCGGTGCTCCATGGGCGCATGTAGAAGACGCATATATTGACCCTTTTGGCAACCATCACAGAGTTGGCAATGGTGGTTTCTCTTTCCGAAGCAAGAAGTTTCTTGAGGTTCCCACAAAAGTCGAAGTCCCATGGGAAACAAACAATAGTGACTTCTACTGGATGCCCGAAGGTGTGGTAAACTATCATGAGGATGGTAACGTTTGCGTTCACAACCGTCACATCTTTGTAGAACAGGGGTGTAAGTATGCTCCCGTCGATGTCGCCGTCAGGTTCTCACAAGAAACCAGAGTTCCTGAAGCAGAGGGGGTGACACCATTTGGTTTCCATTATAGACTGCCACCAGGAGTTGAACTTTCATGATCGGACACAATCACATTGGTAAGAACGGACGGTTTGGTAACCAGATGTTCCAGTATGCTGCCACTCGTGGCATCGCACACTCGCATGGTGTTGACTTCATCATTCCTGATGGTCCTAGAACTGATGAGGAGTTCACGGATGAGGAGGAGCAGCATAAGCTTTTTATGGCATTTGATATGGAGGCTGCCAAAAATATTGGTTTTCTAGATGCACCCTATCGTCAGGAGGCATCGTTTCGTTTTGATGCAGACCTTTTTGAGAACTGTGATGACAACGTAAACCTTTACGGATATTTTCAGTCAGAGAATTGGTTCGCTCATATTGAAGACGAAATTCGACAGGACTTTACTTTCCGAGATGAAGTAACCGAAAAATGTCATAATGTTCTAGATCAAGTTGTGGGTGATGGAGACTTTATCACACTACATGTAAGACGAACCGACCACCTTATCAAACCTACATATCACCCAGTCCTGCCAATCAGTTATTATGAAGAAGCACTTGGACGACTGCCGAAGGACCTCCCTGTGGTTGTACTCACGGATGATCCATCGTGGGCATTCGGACACTCATTCTTTGAATCTGATCGTTTCTTTGTCTCTGAGAGTGACAACATTCACGATATGTGCCTCATGTCAATGTCCCAGTATAACATCATCGCAAACTCAACCTTCTCTTGGTGGGGAGCATGGCTCGCAGGACATGATAATGTGATTGCACCCAAACTCTGGTTTGGTCCTGATGGTGAGGACCCTACCGACATTTATATTGACCGCTGGGAGTATCTTGATGTCTGAAATTACAGTATGCATCCCCACCTACGAATATAAGGGTAGGGGAGTTGAGTTTTTAGCAGAGTTGTTTGACTCTCTTGAGCGTCAAACTTTTACTGACTTTGATATTGTCATCTCTGACCATAGCAAAGATGATACGATTCAAGAATGGTGTCGTCACTGTCACTATGACTTTGAGATCACATACATCAGAAACCCAAATGGACGTGGTTTTCAGGCACCTAATACAGACTGTGCTATTGAAAATGCGGAGGGTAGAATCATCAAACTCATCTATCAAGATGACCTCTTTGTAGATGAAAATGCACTTCAAAAAATACATGATGCGTTTGAAAGTGGTGCTAAGTGGTTGATTCATGGTTTCACTCACACCACAGATGGTATTGAAACACATCGTGACTGTGCTCCTAAGTGGACACCAAGGATGGTGGAAGGTGACAACTTGCTTGGAAGTCCCTCATGCACTGCTTTTCTTAATGGTGTTTATGATGGTATGGATGATAAGATGAAACTTCTCATCGATACCGAACTCTATCATCGTATGAGGCTCAAACATGGTATGCCTGCTCTCATTGATGACGTTCTCATTGCGAACAGGGAACACGGCGATAGAATGAGTTCGGTTGGTGTTGATTATGACGCTACTATCTCAGACTCTTCTAGAACTTGGTTGGTAAATAAGGCAGAGATAGAGCATATCTATAACAAACATCCAGAATTTTTTGTGACAAGAAAGTATCCTGATGAAACATGATTTAAAACAAGCGACTTTTATCATTCCTATTCGTATTGAATCGGAGGATAGACTTAGAAATGTCATCACTTCAGTGGCATTTCTTCTGAACAACTTTGACACCAACATTATCATTAAAGAAGTAGATAAGACTTCTGTGTTTGCTGAGCAGGCACTGCCTCAATTAGAAAGTTTCTTTGGTGTAGCAAAAGTCAAACACATCTTTGAAGAGAGTGATGAACCTTTGTTCCATCGTCAGAAAGTTCTGAACGAAATGATCATGGAAGCAGACACAGAGATTGTGGTCAACTATGACTGTGATGTTATTTTGCCTCTCAATTCTTATACGATTGCCTACCAGGGCATCATGAATGGAACATACGACGTTGTTTACCCTTACGGTGCTGGAATGTTTCAGAGGCAAGTGAACGCTGAGGATAAACTTGTCTCAGAGTTTCTTGATGGTAATAATTATGATGGTTTAGACAGGGCATCTAATGAGCATACCTCCGACTTTGGATGGGCACAGTTCTTCCGTCGCAGTGTATACATTCAAGGTGGTATGGAGAATGAAAACTTCCGTGCGTATGCTCCTGAAGATAAGGAAAGATACTTCCGCTTTACCACACTTGGATATAAAGTTGGCAGAGTGAATGATGTTGTCTACCATCTGGAACATGCTAGAGGTGATAACTCTTGGTTCTCAAATCCACACATGCAGTCTAATATGAGTGAATGGGAGAAGATATGTAGGATGGACAAAATGGCTCTTATGGAGTATTATTCAAATCAAGACTATCTGAAAAAATATGTTAGCGTTTAATAAACTTGGGAACCTTGGCAGACTTGGCAACCAGATGTTTGAATATGCTACATTGCGTGGTATATCAGCAAAGCACGGTTACGACTGGATGATTCCACCATATGATGCTAGTAGTATTGAAAACTATAGTCTTCACTATTGCTTCAAGATGGAGGATGTCACTGATTATAATCTAGGTTTTCTTGTGAATGATAGATACGTTCAAGAAAGGCAGTTTCATTTCGATCAAGAACTCTTTGATATGTGCCCTGATGACTGTAGTCTTCATGGGTTTTTTCAGACTGAAAAATATTTTAAGAATGCAGAAGATATTGTTCGTAGGGAATATACTTTCCATGATGAGCATCTCGAACCTTGCCAGGCAATTATAGAGGAGTATAAGGACCAGGAACCTATCATGCTCCACGTTCGACGTGGTGATGCAAACCTGACTGACCCCCGTGGTTTCAAATGGAGTTACACTCAATGTGGTGATATGCATCCTACTCAGACTGTTGATTACTATGAGAGAGCACTGGCAGAGTTTGATGACAACCAACCTGTGTTTGTTTTTTCCGACTCTATTGAATGGGTAAAGGAGCAAGAGTTCTTCTCTGGTGATAGGTTCTTACTTTCAGAACCACAGGATAAATATGCCGATGGTTCTTTTACACCATACGCTGACCTATGCTTGATGTCTCTATGTTCTCATGCTATTGTGGCTAACAGTAGTATGAGTTGGTGGGGAGCTTGGCTCCAGTCTAACCCAAACAAAAAGGTGATTGCACCTAAGAAATGGTTTGGACCTGCTTATGCGGACAAAGACACTAAAGATCTCTATTGCTCTGATTGGATTGTGCTATGAATAGAATTACTGAATATCCTGAACTACGAAATCGTATAGTCAAATGGATTAAAGAATATGTTGCGGAGAATAATATCAACGCTTTAGTCGTTGGTGTCTCTGGTGGCATTGACTCTGCTGTTGTTTCTACTCTGTGTGCTGAGACTGGACTGCCAACGTATGTTCTTTCAATGCCACTTCACTCAAAGTATGACAACACCACACTTTCAAATGCTCATTGTGAGAAACTTGCGAAGTATGAGAATGTCACCCACGTTAATGTAGAATTGTCTGGTGTCTACGAAAAGTTTATTCATTCTCTTGAGTGGTGGACTGATGCTCGTGGAGAAAAGAAGACCACTTACACCAGCAGAGAACTTGCCAACTCAAATACAAAGTCACGTCTCCGTATGGTGACTCTGTATCAGGTGGCAGGAAGTGTTGGTGGTATTGTTGTCGGCACTGGTAATAAAGTTGAAGATTATGGTGTAGGATTCTACACTAAATATGGTGACGGCGGTGTTGATATTGCACCTATCGCTGATCTCTACAAGACTGAAGTATGGGAACTTGGTAAGTATCTTGGTGTAGACAAACGCATTATTGATGCTCCTCCTACAGATGGTTTGTGGGAAGATAGTCGGACTGATGAATCTCAACTGGGTGCATCTTACGAGGATCTGGAATGGGTGATGGATAGTGAAATCTATACTAATGCACCAGATCCAGATTCTTGTAATATGTGGAGAGGAAATCCATTGACTGATGCACAGAGAAGTGCTATTAGACAATATGGCAAGTTCCACCGCCAGAACAAGCACAAAATGGAACCTATTCCTACATTTAAACTATGAAGATTGGACTTATTGGTGCAGGGAGACTTGGTATTTGCTTCTCCCTGCTTGTAGAACAGGCAGGATATAATATCCTTGCATCTGATATCCGTCAGGACTATGTTGATGACCTTAATAATAGGGTCATCAAAACTAATGAACCTGAAGTTCAAGAACTCTTGACCAGGGCACAAAACTTTGAAGCAACAACAAACAACCTTCGAGTCATCGAAGAGAGTGATATTGTTTACACACTTGTTGCAACTCCATCATTGGAGAGTGGAGACTACGATGTCTCCGCAGTGTGGCAGGTTGTTGATGATATTATTGAGTCTGGTGTTAAAGATAAAGCATTCGTTGTTGGATGCACTACTAACCCTGGCGACTGTGAAAAGTTTCAGGAGAAACTTGATAGTGTAGGATGGAAAGTCTATTACAATCCAGAGTTTATTGCTCAAGGATCTATTATCAAAGACCTGAGACATGCTGATATGGTCCTTATCGGCGGCAGATGGGGTGCTACTTATGATGAACTTCATAACCTCTATCATAAGATTCAGGTCTCACCTCCAAAGATTAGTTTGATGTCAACCACTGCTGCAGAGTTGGTGAAGTTGGCAATGAACTGCTATCTTACAACCAAAATTAGTTACGCTAATATGGTTGGTGAAGTTATGGTCAAGGCAGGTCTTGGTGATGAGATCACTACAGTCCTTGGTGCCATTGGTGATGACACTAGAGTTGGTAGAAAATATCTGAACTATGGATATGGTTTCGGTGGTCCGTGTTTGCCCAGGGACAATCGTGCTTTCGCTGCCTTTGCTAGGAAGCAAGGTCTTGACTACAACCTTGGAGAGACTACAGATCTGTTCAATAGACAACACGCAGAGTTTCTCTTAGACCAGTGTGTGGTGAATAATCCAAACGGTTTTCCTTTCTATTTTGACTATGTGACATATAAGAAAGGATCTGATATGCTGGTAGAGAGTCAGCAGTTGTTGCTGTGCATTGACCTGTTGGATGCAGGATACACGGTCTATATTGATGACATCGAACCTGTCATTGATATGATTAGTGAGAACCTGACTCACCAATACGGTAATAGAGTCCGTTTCGGTAAACCACAAGAAGAGGTGTATAAGGTAGAGTTCTGATGACTTTCTCAATGCTTGATAAAAACAAGTCTGCCTTCAAACTTAAAAACTTTGGTCCTATCTATTATTTGAACCTGGATGATCAAACAGACAGGCGTCAGTATATGGAGGACCAGTTTGAGTATTGGCAGATAGAAAACTATGAACGTATCTCTGCTTACGATGGCAGAGAGGATGACCTAGGACACGTCATCAAGGGTGCTTATCCTGACATGATGACCTCTGGTGAGATAGGTTGCACCACGTCCCATCTGAAGGCACTGCAGCACTTCCTAGAGACCTCTGATAGTCCCTATGCCATCATCATGGAGGATGACTGTAGTCTTGAGACTGTGATGCATTGGAACTTCACTTGGGATGACTTTGTTGCCTACACGCCCTATGACTATGATGTCATTCAACTTGCCATCATTTGTACGGGAGACATTCATGTCAAGATTCACAAGCGGTTTGTGAATGACTTCTCCACTGCTTGCTATATGATCAATAGACGCCATGCACAGAAACTGTTAGACTTTCATGTGCGTGGTGATAAGTACAAACTTGATAATGGAGTTAAACCACGTCCAGTTGCAGATGATCTTATCTACAACTCTGGCAATACTTACTCTATTCCGCTTCTACTTTACAAGACGGATTTAGGTTCTAGTATTCATCCTGAGCACATCGATGCTTTCCATAAAGGAAACTATCAAGCTCAATTGCATTACTGGACCACAAATGGTTCGTCTATGAGTATCCGTCAGCAGATGGATTATGACCCATATCTTGGTAGAATTACTGAGAGTTCTGCTGCAAAACAGGCGGAAAACCCATCCACTTGACAGAAACTTTAGAAACTGTTAGTATAAATACTTAACCTTTTGTCATTATTACAAAAGGTAACACGGAGAGTTGTCGATTCTCCTTCCATCTGCGGGTAACCATTCCGCAAGTAAACAAACGAGGTAAAACTAATGTTCAAAACGACTATCGCTGCAGCAGCCGCCGCTGTTGCTTTCGCTCCTGCTGCTGCCCTAGCCGGACCCTACGTAAACGTAGAGGCCAACGCATCTTATCCTGATGGCGAGTATTCTTCAGCAACCACAGATATTCATCTGGGTTACGCTGGTGGAGAAGGTAAAGTTGGTTACTACGTACAGGGAGGACCTGCCGTGGTTCACACTGAGTCCACTGATGACACCGACACTGAACTGTCTGGTAAGGTTGGTATTTCTTACGCCGCAACCGAGGCTGTTGGAGTCTACGGAGAACTCGCTGGAATCTCTGGTGAAGACGCCACTGGTGATAACATCATCAACTGGGGTGCTAAACTGGGCGCAACCTGGAACTTCTGATAAGTAGACAATAAACATCTAGATGTTATAATGGGGTGCGACGGCACCCCTTTTTTTATGAAGAAGATTCTGCTTTCACCAGTTACCCACTTTAATCTAATGTTAGTGGGTATTTTAATTTTCATAGGAGTGCTACACGAACATACTCACCGCGCTATGAAGTTAGATGTGCATGGGCATGTCAGACAATTCTGTAGAGCAAACCCTGATACTTGTAAGTCGATGCTCTCAGACTATTGACAAAACTGTTACATTACTATATAATTACAGTAACAGTTCTTTACATAACAATGACTGCAACACGCTCTAACACTGTAACAATTGAAGAAGGTGGACGCACAAACATGTGGGCCACTGAACCCCGTATGTACATTGACCAAACCGCAGCAGAGCGTTATGGTTATGAGACCTACGCAGAACGTGCAGAAAAACTGAATGGTCGCACCGCGATGGTTGGTTTTTTCTTTGCAGTGTTCTCATATGCCTTGACTGGTAACCTGTTCTTTGGTATTGTTTGAGGATACAGCACTTATCTAATGATTGAACTCTTGACGCAAACTGAGTTTGCCTGGGCTGCT